CAGCCAAGGCCCTGTGTTTAAGGGTTATCAAGTGAAGGCTCTACCTGCTACAGCACGTCAACGGGTGATTCAGTTCCCTGTATGGTGCTATGACGTAGAAACCGATAGATATAACGTAAAGACTGGATACGAAGGACGTGCGTGGGAGCGTATTCAAGCAATTGAAGACATCGAAAAACTTGGAGATATTGTAAATGTCCAAGACTTTACTACAGGAGAACGAGTGCAAGCCATCATTGAACGTGTAAACTTCAATCGTAAAAGTCCACCATCAGGTCAGTTTGATGGGTTTGGCGGTCTTCTTACTATCACAGTTAGGACTGTCTTATAATGGATACAGCGAACTGGGCTGGCTTAATCGTATCTGTTATTGCAGTTGTTTCAGCGTTTGCTGGCTCGGTGCGTTGGTTAGTTAAGCATTACTTGTATGAACTTAAACCGAACTCTGGAAGTTCAATGAAAGATTCCGTCACAAGACTGGAAGAAAAAGTAGAAATTCTATATCAGATGATGTTACACAAGGGGAGAGATGAATGAAACCTGTAGTCAAGAAAGCCACACCTGCTGCAATTGCTGTTCTCCGTCAGGCGACAGCACTAAAGCCAAAGAGAAAGAAAGCATCAGATGGTCTCCTGCCTTCTGCTGCTCATATAAATCAGAATCCTGATTCAGATCATAACACAGGATATGCAGTTGACTTAACTCACGATGAACCATTTGGTATCAACTGCCATGAGGTCTATGCCCAACTCAAGTCTGACAAGCGGGTTAAGTATCTAATTTTTAAGGGTCGCATCTGGAGTGCTGAAAAGGGAGACCGTGAATACACAGGTTCCAATAAGCACAACAAGCACCTTCATATTTCAATCAAGGATGACTGTGGAAACGACACTTCCAACTGGTTCCCTTGGTTGGGTAAGCCAACAACTATCAACAAAGTAAAGGCAGCAGTCAAGCCTCTACCAAAGAAGGAGAACAAATGAACAAGAAGAAGTTAGAGGCAATCGCAGCAACTTATCTACGCGCTGCCATCGCATCAGTAATCGCTCTATACCTAGCAGGAGTCACAGAGCCAAAGGCACTAGCATCTGCAGCACTTGCTGCCGTGGCTGGTCCATTGCTTAAGGCACTTGACCCTAAGGCAACAGAGTTCGGAAAGACAAAGTAATTACCCTCATATAGGGCTCTAGCAGCCCCGTAGAGACGAGAAACCCCCTTACCTTAGTGATTATACTAGGGCGAGGGGGGTTTTTGTCGTTTTATCCGCCTGTTGAGTAGAAACCCTTGCCATTGAACTTGACTGGGGCAGGGTTGTACACCCTAACCATAGGGTCGTTACAGGTATCGCAGTAAGGTATGATCTCATCATCTGTCATGCCTCTGGTGACAATGACGACCTCTGAGTCGTTCTTACATTTGTATTCGTAACTAGCCATTGTGATAGTACCTTACCTCATGGTACTTACATGTTTTGTATATCTTGTCATATGCCCATTTCTGAGATTTTGAAATGGGTTTAGCCCCAGAAATCCTCTCATTGCATTCGCATACTTTACGGTACTCAGCCTCTAATCGCTTTACTTCTTCTTTTGCTTTACGCAATTGCATAAGCGTTACTGCTGCTTCTGATTTTTCATAACTAGCCATTATATGTGGTTAATCCTTTCGTCACAATCATCACAGATGTCATCGTAGTCACCACAGGTAGAGCAATAACTATCTGGGATAAGAGTCTTGTTCTCGTGTTCGCAGTCGTATGTAGGGTAGTGGGCTTTAGTAATAAATTCTCTAGCCATTAGATATCATCCCAACAGTTTTCACATACAGACCAGTCGGCCAGATGTATTAGTGTTTCACTACCAACCATGCTTTCGCATCTTGTGCATTCAGAAAGATCATCTTCATCAATATCCATTACTCCTCCATTGTTTTTCTAATGCTATAAACCAGAACCCTAGGTTGATATCTAGGCTGGATGGATGAATACTGAACCCAATAGCAAAACCATGAACCCTGCCATAAACCAGCCAGAACTTCCCAATCTTCTTTTCAACCATTTGACCCTCCATTGTTTGGATTCTTAGTGTACCATAGTAGGGCGGGCAACCGTGGGGCGGAAACTTCAAATGACGGTGACGACATATGTCTGATTCCACTCCCCTGACCACCATAGTTTTCTATGGGGGGTAGGGGGGCGTTTCTTAAAATCTGGCTCAGACAGCATTTAAGAAACCCGTTTCAGGTAGCGGGGTAGTTGTCGGTCTGTTATAGTTCTTACATGAACGAATTACCTAAGCATATTTCTTATTCCAGTCTAACCACTTGGCAAGAGTGTGGCTGGAAATACTACTTGCAAAAAGTCGAAGGCGTGCAAGAAGCCCATGCAGTGTGGTTTACTGGTGGCTCTGCCGTACATAAGGCTACCGAAAACTATGACAACGCAGGCAACATAACGCTTGACTCGGCATACCTTGATACCGTCTGGAATGATGCTTGGTTCAACCAAGTAAAAGAAGACGAAGAGATCAATGGCGACATGAATACTTGGCAGTTTGCTAAGAAAGAAGATATGTCGTGGTGGTATGGCGAAGGTCGTTGGATGCTAGAGAACTGGGCTAAGTTCCGCATGAACGGCTGGTCAGTCTATGAAGACTTTGTTGAAAAAGAGTACGAGATTGAAATTGACGATGCTACAGTCAAGATGGCAATTGACCGCGTGATGGTAGACTTCGAGGGGAATCGGGTGCTCCTCGACATCAAGACTGGTGCGTCATCCCAGAGGCATCCCTTGCAACTCGCTGTCTATGCGTGGGCACTTGAGAAGCAAGGGGTTACTGTCGATAAGGCAGGTTTCTGGGATGCACGTACTGGTTATGTTTCCTTATGGAGTCTAACCAACCTGCACTCAGACCGAGTAGAAGATATACTCAACACCTTTGACAAGGCACGCAAGGAGACAATCTTTTTACCTAACTTGTCTAACTGTGGTCGATGTGGCATCACATCTTCTTGCAAATTTGTTAATGGACACGCTAATTAGTGATATAGTCCCTATCATTAGATCGCTTGATGAAGCGATAGATGTATGGGACAACATAGGGTTCAAACTCGAACACGAAGAGGGGATAAACAAATGACTGGTAACTTCCAAGTCAGTAGCAAACTCAACGATGGACGAATATTCGTCGTTGCATCAGAGACCTACGCAGCATTTTGCGAGGCTCTAGAAAATGCCGTAGGCATTGAGGAGTCACAAGAACTCCTTAAGCAGATGGCACAATCACTAGCAGGTGCACCTCAGAATGCATCACAGGCAGTAGAGAACATCCGTTCTGTATATCCTAATGCGCAAGTGGACCATACTGCACATCCAACACAAACTACCGGCAATACGCTTGGACCAGAAGCCAAGAAATGTCACCACGGTGTCATGACAAAGCGACAGGGTTCAGGGGCTAAGGGACCTTGGAAGGGCTATATGTGCCCATCTCCAAAGGGAACTCCAGACCAGTGTGAGCCAGTCTTTATTCGTCGCAATGATGCAGAATGGAATACCTTCTAAACAATGAGAACACTTGCCCGCGCCGTAGGTAGCAAAGACATAGGTGGCGAACCGCTACCAACTGTCTTTCGCACCTTTGAACTAAACAAAGTCGTGTTTCGACGTGCCGAAATATCGATGATTGCTGGTACACCTGGTGCTGGCAAGTCTTCCGTTGCTTTAGCAATAGCATTGAGAGCAAAGGTTCCAACACTTTATGTCAGTGCTGATACCAATGCTCACACAATGGCAATGCGCTTGTTATCTATGATAACTGGCAAGACTCAATCTGATGTAGAGATTCTACTTGAGACTGAGGTTTCGACTTCAAGGAAGGTCATTAATGACCACGCGCAGCACATCTTTTGGTCTTTTGATTCTAGTCCTACGCTAGATGATCTAGACCAAGAGGTGGCTGCGTTTGAAGAACTATGGGGATGTTCACCTACTCTTATCGTTATCGATAACCTTATGGATATTGCTAACGATGGCGGAGAAGAGTTTGCAAATATGCGCTCTACTCTGAAAGAACTCAAGTACCTCGCAAGAGATACTAACGCTGCTGTTGTAGTACTCCATCATACCAAGGAGTCCTACGTAGGTACACCGTGTCAGCCACGCTCATCATTGCAGGGCATGGTTGCACAGTTACCTGCACTTATCTGTACAGTTGGTTCTGATGCTCCTGGGTTTATCGCAGTAGCACCAGTAAAGAACCGTTATGGTAAGGCAGACCCATCAGGCAACACTGCCTTTTGGTTGAACTTTAACCCTGAATACATGGATGTTTCTGACATCGCTGAGAGGTTAAAATGAGTATCATCGACCCTATCGTACCTCACCCTGACTGGGGCAATCCGTTTCCAAACGTAGACCCTGATGAGTGGGAAGATGAAGACGATGACTAAAGATATAAACCAATTAAAGCCAGATTATACAAGGGCGATGGACATACGCGGTGAACCTACCACTGTGTGCATCTGTGGATGTTACATTTGGAATCTCAAGGTATCTTTCGATTTAGATGGTACTATTGGGATGTATTTCAGAGATATGGAGTGCGCTGACTGTGGAACACAGGCAACCGCCCCAATTGAGGAGTAAAAATGAAACTAACAACATACGCTTGGATTATGGCTGCTGTAGTCTTTGTGGGAACCTTGCCTCACGCTGTGGGTGCGATGTTTTTGAGGACTCAAACAGTTATAGTAGAAAAATGTACAAACCCGATCATTTTGGTGTCTATCTCCGAGATGAAGCAAATGGCTAAGGAAATTGCTAGGGGAAAAGTCTTAGCAATATACAAGAGTGAATATGAGTGGAAAGCATTATTTACTTTATGGAACAAGGAGTCTCGTTGGGATTACACCGCAGACAATCCTCATTCCTCTGCTTATGGAATACCTCAAATACTCAATATGCCAGAGGATACTCCAATGATTAAGCAGATTGATTTAGGACTCAAATATATCAAGCATCGTTACGGAAGTCCATCAAAGGCGTTAGCCTTTCATAACCGCAACGGCTGGTACTAATCATGGGTGGTCGCGCAGCAAAGGCTAAAGGTGCGGGAGCAGAGCGAGATGTAGTAAAATACCTCAAGCAATGGTTTCCGTATGTAGACAGGCGTTTAGCAGGTGCGACCCTTGATAAGGGTGACATCTCAGGCATTCCTGGTGTTACTATAGAGATAAAGAACCACGCTAAGATGGACTTAGCAGGGTGGGTAGAAGAGTTGATAGTCGAGATGACTAACGATAAGGCTTGGACAGGCGTAGTTGTGCACAAGAGGAAAGGCAAGGGGAATCCTGGAGACTGGTACGCAACTATGCCTGTACATGTATGGGTCGAACTCTTAAGAAAGGTTTTAGACAAGTGAACGATGAGAACCCGAACATCACCGCGATATTAGAGCACTATGGTGCTACAGTTCCGACCAGAAGTGGTTGGGCTAAGATGAAGTGTCCGTTTCATAATGATTCACACGCATCAGCAGCAGTAAATTTGCAAGACAATCTTTTCAAGTGCCATGGTTGCCAATACAAGGGCAGTGGCTACAAGATCATTATGGATAAAGAGGGGGTAAGTTTTCGTGAAGCAATCAGCATCGCAGAAGGAATCCTTAACCAAAGCGGCCAAGTACTACCACGCCGCATTGGGCGAGGCGGAAGAGTATCTGGCAGGTCGCGGAATAACAATGGAGCAAGCGACAGTCGCGCGCTTGGGCGTCGTGTTAGAGCC